CATGTGTCGCTGGGTTTGACTATGCGAGCATCCGAGACTTTGCGAGTGTGGGATTGCTATTTAAGAATGGGGATGAATTTATCTGGAAGCAACATTCCTTTGCTCGTAAAGCATTTTTGAAAGCTTTCAAGTTGAAAGCGCCTATTGAAGAATGGGCAGAAAAAGGCTTGTTTACAATCGTTGATGGTCCGAGTATTGATCCTAGACTTTTGATCGCCAAGCTGGAAGAATGGAGAAATCTTTATCAGATTGAGCTTGTATGCGCCGATGGTTTCAGAATGGACTTGTTAAAACCGCTTTTGGAAGAGGCTGGATTTGAATATGAGTTCTTACGGAATCCAGGGGCGATTCAATCCAAGGTTGCGCCAATCATCGAAGATGGATTTGCAAATGAGCGTTTTATCTTTGAGGGTGATAACTCAATGATTTGGTATACAGATAATACCTATGTCAAAGAGGACAGGGATGGCAATAAGCGTTTCTTGAAGAAAGAACCTGTCAGAAGAAAGACAGATGGATTTCATGCTTTAATAGCTGCTCTCTACAAGCGAGAACTTGTGCAAGAGTCGAATGTTGGGGAATTCCTTGACATGATTGATAGTTGGGAATTTTAATCTAAGCATAAATTTTGGGTGGGTGGTCGGCAGAAATTAAAAGAAAGGAGGAAGTGCATTGGGGTTACTGAATTTATTTAAGCGTGAAGTGCCAGAGGTTGGGTTTGAGTTCGAGGATCTTGAGCGGATGTTTGGAAATCTGCAACTCAAAAGCTTAGCGATTGATAAGTCAGCTGAGTTCATCGCTCGGATTTTTGCTAAGTCAGCATTTAAGTATCAAGAAAACGGTAAGGCTAAGCCTTCTGATTGGGACTATTTGCTGAATGTAAGGCCAAACAAAAATGAGTCTGCGTCAGATTTTTGGCAAAAGGTCGTCTATCGGTTGATCACTAAGAATGAGGTCCTAATCTTTCTTACAACGGATGACCAGTTGCTTGTTGCTGACTCTTACACACGGACTAAATATGCTGTTTATGATGATGTGTTTGAGTTTGTAACTTGTAGAGGTTTCACATTTGAGAAGCGTTTTCGGATGAGTGAAGTGATTTTCTTACAGTACAACAATAATCGACTGCAAGATTATATTTCTGACTTATTTGCTGATTACGAGAAGTTGCACACTCGTTTGGTCGAGGCCTTGGCTAGGAATAACCAAATCAGAGGAACTCTGAAAACCAAAAACAATGGGAGTTTTGACAAGCAGATGCGTGACAAACTCCAATCCTATGCTGATGGTCTTTTTAAATCATTTAGCACTAAAACAATTGCCATTGTTCCAGCTCAAGATGGAATGGAATATTCTGAGCATACGAATACAACAGGGACTTCAAATATTTCTGTTGATGAGTTGAAGAAACTTCGTCGGCAATTTGATGATGAGGTCGCTGACGTCTTAGGGATTCCAACAGCTTTAATTCATGGCGACATGGCCAATCTGGAAAATAGCCAAAAAATGTTTAATAGTTATTGCTACCAATCACTTGTTAAGAAAATGAGTGATGGGCTTAATTTTGCTTTAGTATCAAGACGGCAATACGAGCGCAATAATCTATTTGTAATCATTGGCGAAGGTCAGAGAGATAAGTTTGCACTCGCTGGAAGCATTGATAAGCTTATTTCTTCTGGAGCAATGACTCGAAACGAGGTGCGCTCTGAACTTGGCTTAGAATCTGTCCCTGGTGGCGATAAATTCCTCATCACCAAAAACTACCAACTTGGTGAACAGTTAGAGAAAGGAGGTGAGAAAGAAGATGAAAGTAATTCAAATTAAGGGTACGATTGTATCAAATAATGACAGATGGCTTTACGATTGGCTTGAGTGGGACGCAACCGCTCCGAAAGATGTCGTCCTTCCTGATAGTGGTGAACCGATTGAGGTTCATATCAATTCTGGTGGTGGAGATGTTTATGCTGGTAGTGAAATCTATACTGCTCTACGCTCGTATCCTGGTGACGTGACCGTGAAGATTGTCGGTATTGCAGCAAGCGCAGCAAGCGTGATTGCAATGGCAGGAGATACGGTTGAAATCAGTCCGACTGCCCAAATCATGATCCATAATGTTTCAACGCAAGTAAACGGAGACCATAATGTCTTGCTTCATGAGGCTGGGGTACTAGAAGGGTTTAACAAATCTATTGCTAGCGCCTATATTCATAAGACTGGCAAGGCTCTTGATGACCTGCTTGGATTGATGAACAAGACTACCTGGTTTGATGCTGAATCAGCTTTGAATCACGGTTTTGTAGACAAGATTATGTTTACAAATGAAGTCGCTCCGACTTTGGTTGCGAGTGAAACTCCTATGATTCCAAGTGATTTTATCGAGAAAATGAGGTCAGCAATGACTCCTGATATCGATAAAATTGCTGAACTGGTAGCTGAAAAGCTAGAAGCTAAACTACCAGATATACAAATTGAAAAAGAGGCTTTCGAAAATAGCGAATTTCTACAGAAGAGATTCAATTTTCCAGAAAGTCCAGAAAATAGCACAAACAAGGCTGTTCCTAAAGGGTTCGGTCTTTTTATGTTTTAAGAAAGGAAAAAAACAGAATGACAATTCAATTATCTAACCAATTTGAAAAACAACGTCAGGCATTTTTGGATGCCGTAGCAAATGGTGCACCTCAAGAAGAGCAAGCGAAGCTATACAATGACATGATCGAGTCCATGACAAATGAAATGATGGCTCAAGCTCGTGATGCTGCTCGTGAAGAAGTTTCAACTTTGAATCCATACGATGCTAAGCTGACTGCAGAAGCTCGTGAGTTCTTCAATAACATCGAGAAAGCTGCACCTAAGGGAGTTGAAAAACTATTCCCACAAGAAACAATCGACCGTATCTTTGAAGATATGGTTATGGCACGTCCGCTCCTTCAACATATTGGCCTTAAAAATGCTGGTATCCGTTTGAAATTCCTTAAATCAGAGCAAACTGGTCAAGCTGTTTGGGGTAAAATCAATTCAGAAATCCAAGGGCAGCTCAAACAAGAATTCAACGATGAAGAAACAATTCAACACAAATTGACTGCTTTCGTTGTAATTCCAAAAGATGCTGAAAAATTTGGTCCAGCTTGGTTGCAAAAATTTGTTTCTGCACAAATTACAGAAGCCTTTGCGGCTGCCCTTGAAGCTGCTTTCTTGAACGGTGATGGGGACAATAAACCTATCGGTCTTTCTCGTACTCTTACTGGAACTGTTTCTGGAGATCAGACAACTTATGCTGAAAAAACAGCTCAAACTACTAAGTTGACTTTTGCTGACTCAGCTACCGTAGTCAAAGAATTGACAAAGGTTTACAAACATCACTCTGTTAAAGAAGATGGAAAAACTCCAGTTGCAGTAGAAGGTAACCTTGTAATGGTTGTTAATACAGCCGACGCTTGGGATGTGAAGAAACAATACACTTCATTGAACGCTCAAGCTGTTTATATCACAGCTATGCCATTCAACCTTATCTTGGTTGAATCTGTGGCTCAGACAGCTGGTAAAGTCACTACATTTGTCAAAGGTCGCTACGATGCTTTTGTCGGTGGTGGTATTTCACTTGGCCGTTACACAGAAACCTATGCTTTGGAAGACCTGAACCTTTATACTGCTAAGCAATTCGCTTACGGTAAGGCTCATGATGAAAAGACAGCTGCAGTTTGGAATTTACAACTCCCTCAAGCTTAATTTAGGGGTTAGATCATGACTTCAGAAGTAGAACTTCATCCACTCCTTAAATCTTTTAAGGAGCGGATGAGGATTTTTCATAGTGGAGAGGACGAAAACCTCTCACGGATGTTGGAAAGCTCTGAAGCTAACATCCTTAGCCTTGTTGGTAGTCAGTATCCAACTGAACCACGAGTTCGAGAGTTAATTTTGGAGCGTGCTAGATACGTCTATAATGACCAAGTGGAGTTCTTTTACGATAACTTCCGGGGGGATTTAATGGCGCTATCTCTTGAAAATTACAAATTGGAGGAAAAACATGATTAAGGTTTTAAAAGGTTTCTATGACCTCAAAGAAGGGGTATTTCGCTCTGTTGGCCAAGAATTTGAAGCGACAAAAGAGCGCTTTGATGAAATCAATGGGGCGCTTCCTTTCTTTTAATTTCTGCCGACCACCCACCCAAAAATTATTCTTAGATTAAAAATCCCAGCTATCGAGCATATCAAGGAATTCCCCAACATTCGATTCTTGCACCAGCTCCCTCTTGTAAAGAGCAGCTATCAAGGCATGGAAACCATCCGTCTTTCTTCTGACAGGTTCTTTTTTCAAGAAACGCTTATTCCCATCCTTGTCCTCTTTGACGTAGGTATTATCTGTATACCAAATCATAGAGTTATCGCCCTCAAAGATAAAACGCTCATTTGCAAATCCATCTTCAATAATTGGCGCAACCTTGGATTGGATAGCCCCTGGATTTCTCAAAAACTCATATTCAAACCCAGCCTCTTCCAAAAGCGGTTTTAACAAATCCATTCTAAAACCATCGGCACATACAAGCTCAATCTGATAAAGATTTCTCCATTCTTCCAGCTTGGCTATCAAAAGTCTAGGATCAATACTCGGACCATCAACGATTGTAAAAAGACCTTTTTCAGCCCATTCTTCAATAGGCGCTTTTAGCTTGAAAGCTTTCAAAAATGATTTTCTCGCAAATGAATGTTGCTTCCAGATGAATTCATCTCCATTCTTAAATAGCAAACCAACGCTCGCAAAGTCTCGGATGCTCGCATAGTCAAAGCCAGCCACACATGACCGACCCTTCAAGTCGATACCAGGCGAACGTAAACAAGCAACTAGCTTTTCTCGAGAAGTCACATCTTTCTCAAGGTCCGCTTCAGGAAGGTTCATCCGTTTTGTCATAAACTCCTGACGTCCAGATGGCTCCAACTTAAGGTCATCATAGTCAGCCTTGGTTCTAGCAAGCAACCTCTTAGCGTAAGGAGTGCTTTCATCCAACATCGGATTTGCCTTTGGCCAATTCTTCATGTCGTCCACTTCATCCGCACTGTCTAGCTTGCAGATGAAAGGGAATAGCCTGAAATCGTCAACCTCTCCATTCAGGATTTGCATAGACTTCTCTATCAGCTTGTCATAGAATCCCTCACGCACATATCCATTCGTACCGTTGTAGAAAGTCCGAGCATGAGCAATCTTACCAAGACCAGACCGTTGAACCTTCACGGCCTTATCATCTTCAAATTGGTGAATCTCATCAAACTCAAGACAGCCATCACGAGCGGAGTCCATAGTCTTCGGATTGTTCGTCCGAAAAGAAAAGACCGAGTTGTTCGCTCGACCTGTGATAGACATTTTAGTTAGATAGAAATGGTCCTCAAGACCGCGCCTTTGGATAATCTCATAGACCTCCTCAAAAGAAACCTTCCCTTGTTTCTCAGAGTTTGCAGTGATAGTCACATCATAATCTCTGATAGGGTAGATAGGACTGATAAAGAACGAAGACCTGGCAGACATGAAACCATTCTTACCACCTCCACGAGCAAGAGTGTATAGATATTCGTCAAAGTGTGGCTCCCCGTCCTCCTTCCGAAAAAGAAAAATGAACGGAGTCAAAAAAAGCTGGTACTTAGCCAGAGGGAAAAAGTTCTTTTCCGTAAACCGAATGAACTTATCAATCAAGTCATTATCAAAATATAGATCATCACGAGGATAGATTTTCTCCTTGATAATTTTAAACAGCAACTTTCTTTCTTTGTTGACGACGATTTCTCCACTCTCGGCCATTTTGATGTAGTCATCAACCAGCGGATGAGAAATCATAACAGATCACTTCCAGACGTGGGTTTCTCAACAGGCGAGTTTTCCACCTCAAAACCAAACGATCGCTCAATAGCCAAAAGCTGATTGCTTGTTGTGTTGATTTCCTTGATGAGAGAATTCGCTTTTTGGAATCTCTGTTGCCCATTGTGAACAGTGATGACCAATCCGTCTTCATGAAGTTTAGCTTTCAGCTCATACAGCAATCTGACAAGATAAAGATAGCGATTGACTTTTTCGTACTGGATCGCATCCTTTTTTCTAGGACTAAAATAGCCAATTTTAGAAAGTAGCTGATTTTCTAATTCTTTTATATTTTTTTCTGAGTATTCTTCCATTACCCCCCACCCCTTTTAATTTTTCGTTAAAAATTTGGACAGTTCCCCCCTCCCACCGGTTCCCAAAACCTTAAAAAGACTCGATTTTTTTGACCGGGGGGTGTTATTCTCCCCAAAATTCATCCGTCCTGAAATTCTTATCTTGCATTTTTTTTGATTTTCGGAACTGAAAACGTCCGTGTCTCTTATTGTGACACTCTTTACATAATGTTCTGAGGTTATCTATATCAAGAGCGAACTCTGGATAGAACTCTAGTTCTTTGATATGGTCAACCTCTAGGTTCTCTGTTGTGACTTTGCCTTCTTCTCTGCACCAAACACATTCGTAGTGATCACGTTCAAGTGCTTGCTCTCTCAAAATTCTCCAAGCTTGTGATGCATAAAATAATGCTCGTGCAGCTCTAGTACTTACATCAATCATAAATGTTTAAAATTGGTTTCTAATCTTTTTCCATTCTGAAGGAGAGGAAAAAATATTTTCAAACGAAAATTTCTTTTTTAAAAAACTTTCTTTGACTCTGTACATTGCCAATCCTTGTTTAACATCTACTACATCTACAAACTCCATTTCCAATTCACCTTTCATAACTTTGTAAACCTCGCTATTTTTACTCTCTCAATTCCTTGTTTTACATATTCTAATGAATTCGCTACATACGTTTTAACTCAGATTTACCAAGCGTTTATCTCGCATGTATGAAATGAAATCATCATAACCTCAAAACAATGAATTGATATCAAAATAAAAAAATTAAAAGCCTTGAAACTTTGTCATGGCTCTGTCTTGTGAATCTTGGTTTTTGCCTATATATCGTAATGAAATACTCTGGCTTGAATGGTTCAATAGGTCCATTATCAGAGCGACATCTTTGGTTTGTTCGTACATGAATAAGCCAAATGTCTTTCTCATTGAGTGAGTAGCTATGTTTTCTAGACCAACTTCTTCAGCAGCTCTCTTTATGATCTTGTAAGCTGTGTTAGGTTTTATATGCTGATGCTTTCCGTTTCGACTAGGAAAGAGGAAGTCTTCATCTTTCTTATCTTTGATGTACTGCCTCATAGCATTCTTGAATTTCTTTGGCATCTTTCGTTTGGTTGGTTTGTCAGTCTTCTCATCGATAATCTGAACATGCCAGCCTTTAACATGCTTTACTTTCAGTTTAACAATATCACCAATACGAAAACCCAGATTAACACCAGAAAGAAAGAGCATGAGGTTGCGTTGTCTATCTGACTCTTTGACTGCGCTATGCAACGTCAGCCATTCAATCATAAGCTGAACATCATCTCTATTTCTGATTGGTTCAACAACTACCACATATCCTCACCTCCTTTTTTAATGCACAAAAAAAGCAGAGGTTCTCTCTGCTATTCTTCATGATACTAATTTACCACATTGTTTTTGTCAATTCTATATGTTTTTTTGACAACTTTACATAAAGAGCAAATTTCCAAGTGTATCAAGAATGACTTCACGTCTTCTGTAAATCTGCTTGCTATGCCTATACAAGTACCCAGTTTCTCCGTTCTCCATGATGTGCCAAACTTGAATCCAGTCGTATCCAGTATGTTCTCCCCAGCGAAGATAGAAGATTTTCTTGTCATCTGGTTCTAGATTATCTAGCAATTGAGAAATGGCTTTTTGGAGATTTTCTAATCTTAAAATCATAGGATCGCTTGCGTAAGCAATCGCTAAGTTCTCTGACCTGTTGACAAATGTTCCACTTCCGCTTGATCCAGTATCATCAATGCTAGGAACAGTAAGATGTTTAACCTCGTACAATCGTTCCAGCTCATGCCTTCGTTGACCGATAAGTTTGTCAATCTTTAAATATTTATCATCGAGTTCAAACTCGAGATAATCCCTTCGTGCTTTTGTTAAGTTCTTTTTGACCA